ATACCAATAAATGTTTTATACTAATGTACAATCTCATGGTAATTTTATTGCTCTGAGAGGCGTTGATAATTATGGTGTACCTTTCCAAAAAAAGGTTCGCTATGAACCTACCATATATGTTCCCTCACAGAAAAAATCAAGTTGGAAAACCTTAGACGGTAAAGTGGTTTCTCCTGTTAAATGGGGCTCTATGAAAGAGTCCAGACAGGCTATGAGAGATTATGGTGCTGATGTCTATGGAGTCGAGCAATTCCAATATTCATTCATTGCTGACCAATATTCGGGAATGATAGATTACGATCTATCCAAGATTAAAATTGCATTTATTGATATTGAGTGTGGTTCAGAGCATGGATTCCCCAATATCAGAGAAGCTAATGAAGAAGTTCTTGCTATCTCTATAAAATGTAATGGTAAGTTCAATGTTTATGCTTGTGGTGAATATACTCCACCAAGTGGTGTAGAATATATTCATTGCAGAGATGAAGTAGAACTACTCGAAAGGTTTGTTCTGGATTGGGCTTCTGATTATCCAGATATTGTTACAGGTTGGAATAGTCGTTTTTTTGACATTCCGTATCTGGTAAACCGCATCGTTAGAATACTCGGTTCAAGGATGGCTGATAAGCTCTCTCCTTGGGGATGGCTTAAAGAGCAAGATGTGAACCTGATGGGTGGTAGAAAACAACAAGTTTATGACATTGTTGGAATTTCCAGTATTGACTATATGGACGCATACGGCAAGTTCACTTATGTGAACAGGGAATCGTATGCTTTGAACTTCATAGCTTATGTAGAACTTGGAGAAAAGAAATTAGATTATTCAGAATATGCTTCACTCCATGAATTGTACAAAACAAACTTTCAGAAGTTTGTGGACTATAACGTACATGATGTAGTTTTAGTTGAGCGTCTTGAGGAGAAAATGAAAATTCTTGAGATGATTATTTCTCTAGCTTATTTGGCTAAGATTAATTATAATGATGTATTCAGTCCAGTGAAAATGTGGGATATGATTATTTACAATCATCTTAGAGAAAAGAATATTGTAATTCCCCAAAAGAAACATGAAGAGAAATACAGCACGTATGAGGGTGCTTATGTAAAAACCCCACAAGTGGGTAGGCATAAATGGGTAGGTAGTTTCGATTTAAATTCTCTGTATCCACATTTGATTATGCAGTACAACATTTCTCCGGAGACTCTGGTTGGAATGCATCCTACTGGTTCAATGGTAGACTCCATGCTTAATCGTGAGACTGATACGGATTTCCTCAAGGAGAAGAATTTAACTATGACTCCAAATGGTTCATTATACACTCGCGAGAAGCAGGGGTTTCTCCCTGCACTAATGGAGCAGATGTATACTGACCGTGTGAAGTATAAAGACTTATTGATTGCGGAACAGAAAAAAGGTAGTAATGCTGATTCTAATAAATTGGCCCAGTATCATACTCGTCAATTAAATTTGAAGATTGCCCTCAACTCAGCTTATGGGGCTCTTGGTAATCAATGGTTCAGATATTATGATGAGAGGAATGCTGAGGCGGTGTCTGTTGCTGGTCAACTTTCTATCCGTTGGGCGGAGAATGCAGTCAACAAGTATTTGAACAAATTACTGGAGACTGATGGAAAAGATTACGTTATTGCTTCTGACACCGATTCTCTATACGTTGCTTTTGATTCACTAGTACAGAAAGTAGGACTTACTGACACGGATAAAACCATCAAGTTTATGGATACGGTTTGTGAAGGGAAACTTAAGGGTGTAATTGATAATTGTTATGTTGAGATGGCAGAGTATGTGAATGCCTTTCAGCAGAAGATGGTAATGACCCGCGAGGTATTGGCTGATGTCGGTATCTGGACTGCTAAGAAACATTATATTCTGAATGTTCATAATTCAGAAGGTGTTCAGTATGATGAACCCAAACTCAAGATAATGGGGATTGAGGCGGTTAAGTCTTCAACTCCAGAGACAGTTCGCAATGCCTTGAAGAAAGCATTCGAGATTGTAATGAATGGAACAGAAGATGATGTTATAGATTTCATTGCTAGTTATCGTGAACAGTTCAAGAGTCTTCCTGCCGAGGATGTAGCATTTCCGCGGTCTGTCAGGGGTCTTAAAAAATATGCAGATTCAGCTTCAATTTATCGGAAGGCCACACCATTGCATGTCAAGGGTTCGTTGATTTATAATATGATGTTGAAGAAAAACAAGTTGACGAAAAAATATCTCATGATTCAGGAAGGAGAAAAGATCAAGTATACTTATTTAAAAGAACCCAATCCAGCAGGTGATTCTTCTATTGCTATGTTGACTACATTGCCTAAAGAATTTAAACTAGATAATTATATTGATTATGATAGGCAATTTCAAAAATCATTTCTTGACCCGATGCGGGGTCTACTTGACACTATTGGTTGGGACTATGAAAGAAAATCAACCCTAATGGATTTTTTCACTTAAAGGTATAAATGGACGGTCAGGAAATTGACTATGGAGGATGGTTTATAGAAGATTTAAATACCCATTATGATGAGCTAATAAGGGGCAGAGAACGGTCAGAATCTTATAGTGATAGAGTACAGCTCAATCATTTAATAGTAAGAGTAATGACTGAAATACAAAAAAGGAATAATGATTATGAGTGATTTTTTAGATGAATTGATATCTGCAACTGGTAATGAATATGCATCTAAGGTTGTAGATGGAATGTTAGGAAATGTAGATGAATATATTGATACGGGAAGTTATATACTTAATGCACTTATTTCTGGAAGCTTGTATAAAGGGCTACCGACAAATAAGATTACTGCTTTTGCTGGGGAATCGGCAACTGGAAAGTCTTTCTTTATATTGGGGTTGTGCAGACAGTTTCTTGCAGATAATCCTAGCGGCGGTGTTCTTTACTTTGAGTCAGAATCTGCTCTTACTCCACAGATGATTGAAGAGCGTGGCATCGACCCTAACCGATTTGTTCAACTTCCAGTAGCAACTATTCAGGAGTTTGCGAATCAGGCCTCAAAGGTTGTTGACACTCATATAGAAAAGGGTGATAAACCATTATTGCTTTGTCTCGATAGTCTTGGAATGTTATCTACAGCTAAAGAAGTGGGTGATGTATCTGCGGGCGCGGACAAGGTAGATATGACGAAGGCACGAATCGTAAAGGGTGCGTTCAGAGTTCTTACCTTGAAACTGGCTAAGGCTGGTATTCCTTTACTAGTCACCAATCACACCTATAAACAGGTTGGAACCATGTTTCCACAAAGTGTAATGGGCGGTGGTTCTGGACTCCAGTATGCTGCATCTAACATCGTATTTCTCTCCAAGAGGAAAGAAAAAGATGGAACTGATGTAATCGGAAATATTATTCACTGTAAAAATTACAAGTCGCGACTTACCAAAGAGAACAAAAAAGTTGATGTTCTTTTGACTTATGATGAGGGGCTTAGTAGATATCATGGATTGCTTGACTTAGCTGAAAAATATGGTATACTTAAGAAGGTATCAACTCGTTATGAATTGCCGGATGGTACAAAAATATTTGGTACAAAAATAATGAAGGAACCAGAAAAATATTTTACAGATGATGTTATGGATGCCTTGGAAGTAGCTGCTAATAAAGAATTTACTTATGGAAGGGGAAATGATGCCGAACTTAGCACCAGTAGTTCCGAAGAGCAGACTGAAGGATAACTGGTTTCGGGTAGTTCCGAATCCAATTGATACTAATGACAACGATCTCTGTATTCAAATCATAGAAGGCCCCTTTGCAAATGTTATATTAAAGTATAAGAATTTTCAAACTTACCGGAAATTGAATGAAGATGGCTCACTTAATTGTGATTATGAATATGATTTTATGATGGTGCCGGGTGATATTGGTGAGAGAGGCATCACTGACGAGCAAGGAGAAGAATTTGAACAGAGAATTGGTGAAGCAATAATTGAACTATTATGGAAATCAGCAGAAAATGAGAACAGAAACAGCGATACTGAAGAACTTACTACAGAATGAAGAGTACACCAGAAAGGTTTTACCCTTTCTGAATGTGGATTATTTTACAGAAAATGCTGATAAGATAGTCTATGATAAGGTAAATGATTTTGTAATTAAATATAATACTCTACCTTCAAAAGAAGCTCTGGTGATTGAGCTTCAAGAGATGAAAATAAATGAGGAAGAGTTCAAAGAATCTATAGAGCTTTTAGATGAAATTAATTCCAACACAGAAGAATACACGGATATTAACTGGTTATTGGACAGGACTGAAAAATTCTGCCAAGACAAAGCAATCTACAACGCAGTGGTCGAATCAATCTCAATCTTGGACAACCCAAAGTCCACGGCTGATAAGGGGGCTATTCCTGACATTCTTTCTGATGCCCTTGCTGTTAGTTTTGATCCTCATGTTGGGCATGATTACCTTGATGATAGCGATGCCCGCTTTGATTATTATCATCGTGTGGAAGACCGTATTCCTTTTGATTTGGAATATTTTAATAAAATATCAAAAGGAGGATTACCACAGAAGACGTTAAATATTTGTCTTGCAGGTACTGGAGTTGGTAAGTCATTGTTCATGTGCCATGTAGCATCTTCTTGTCTATCTCAAAATCAAAATGTACTTTATATTACATTAGAGATGGCAGAAGAAAAAATAGCGGAAAGAATTGATGCTAATTTGCTAGATGTTTCAATAGATGATTTGCACGAATT